ACACACCTAGTGAATTACCATGTGTACCAGCAGTCCTCGCAGCCCACTCTCCAACTGAACCTTGTCCAGCAGAGTAATTATTTAAATAGTCATCAGTCGTCTTGATAAGTAAACCAGCATCATTTGCAGTAGCATTTTTGATACCACTCTCTGCACGAACAATTCTGAGTGCGTTACCATACTGCAAAAAGTTTGCAGCGGTGAACCATGTCTCAAAGTTGCTTCCATTTGGTTTACCGAAGACCTTTGTTAATTCTTGTTCCGAACCAATCGCAGTGATTTCACTGACTGGGCCTTTTTCAAAAGCACCAGCCATTGCACCAATTGAGGTTGCGACAGCAGGAACAACATTAGTAAGGTCTATCTCTTTAACAAGAACGCCAGGCGATAGTTGAAAGGGCATTTTTGTTTCTCCTATTTACTTTATATTAAAGTTGTTCACTTCTCATATATTTATGATTTTTTAGTTTTCAAAACCCATTTTTATATGCACCACTGCATATAAATAGATTCATGTCTCATTATAAACAGTACAAGGAAACCATAAAAGAAGTGACTAAGAGAAACTATCGTAAGAGAGTAATCTGGGTCAATGAATTCCTTGCAAACCAATCCTGTTGTAATTGTGGGGAACAAGAGACAGCTTGTCTACAGTTCTACCCACATAATTCTAAAATACGCTCTCTGTCTAAACGTAAAGGTTTAAACAGTTCATCTAGACAAGAAGTCGTTAAATTAATAGACCAGTCTAAAATTGTTTGTGCTAATTGTTACCTTAAACTAGAAAGCGATATTATAGAAATTATATAGGGTTTTACCAATTTGTATCGTAATTTCTTACAATAGGTGACCAACGTGTACCATACTCGTCTACCATCTCACCTATATTATCATCTTCCAATCCATCAGTAAAGAAACCAAAAGGAGCCATATCCTGTTCTAGTTGATTTTGATGTTCTAAGAACATCTTTTCTCTAAGGTCAATGTCTGTAAGTTCTTTAAAATATTGTTGATTAGTCATCCATGCAAACAATACACAGCACATTGCAAGGTCATCTGTGTGTCCTTCTTCTGCCTGATATGATTGTCCATGTTGCACAAATGTGGATAACTCATCAATCAATTCATAATCGTTAATAACAAGTTTATCTGTCTCTACCATTTGTTTAAGATTAGAACACCCCAAAGTCTTCACTGCTTTAGTTGTTCTAACTCCAAGTTGCGCTCTACCACCAGAGAAACCAGCACCAAGGATTTGACCAGCACGACCACGCATGGATGCCATAACCAAATTATCATATTCCAAGTCATACTGCATTGCAGTTGCAACCTGTTCACCAATATCGTTTACCTCAATCATCACATATGCTTTGTTATATCCCCTTGCGACTTGGTTAATTATTGTTGGGAATAGTAAAGGTTTGATTTCGTTATTACGATATTTTGCAACAATTCTATATGGTAACTGTGTTACATCAAATACAATAAATGCAGAGTAATCGTTGTTTGTACCTCTTGCAACGTCTGCTACAAGTGTATATGTGTGTCCTTCTTTGGGGTTCTCATATACATCAATACCAGCATTTCGTTGAATGGGGTCATCGTAATGAAATGATTTAATCTTTGTAGGGTGAATAAGTGTATTGACAGAACCTAAGAACTCACATTCAAACTCACGATTAAATTGTTCCTGTGACGTATTTGCAATAGTCTCTTCTTTCCACTTTTCATCTCTGCCAGGCACCTCTGACCAATGTACTTCAATAGGAATGTACGAGTTTCTTTCTGTCTCTGCATCACTCCACAATTTGTAGAATAGATTCATACCATTTGGAGTTGACACAATAATAACTTTTGTGGTCTTACCAGATGAAATTGTAGGATAGACAGAACTGAAAAAATCTTCTGCAACATTGTGTGGTACGAAGGCAAACTCATCCAAGAATATCATGTTGTATGAACCACCACGAACTGCACTAGATGATGTGGATGACGCAACAATGCGTGAACCATTTTCTAAGTCTAATGAACCTTTGTTCCAAGACATAACCCCTTGTTGTAACCACTTGGGTAGATTCTCATATGCAAGTTGCAAACGTGACAAAATGTCTCTTGCGGTTGCAGCCTTGTTTGCAAGAATAGCAACATTCATGTTGGGGTTAAATAAAACGTAGTGTAAGATATAAGATACAATCGTGGTTGTCTTACCAGACTGTCTGGGTAATTTACATATTGTAAATCTGTTGTTATGAATTGTTCCTACCATCTCTTTTTGAAATGGAAACATATTGAAAGGAATCAACCCCTCATCCAAAGAAACAATTTTTATGTATTTGGTACAGAAGTGCATAGGGTCTTCCATGCACTTCTTATATTCAAGAATCTGTTCTTCTGTCCATTCGACAGGAACATTCGCTTTCTTTAGTAGGGGATTTCCTAGATAGTGGTTTGCATCAGTCATGCAAATATTTAGTATAACAGTGCAACACCCAAAACACGACACTGTTTGCTTGATGATTGGTTTGCAAAGTTAAGTTTATATCTAACTTGTGTTCCAGCGGTCACTGTTACTTGAGCACTTTTTGCTACTTTAGTATCACTTGTTAAGTTTGGTGCAGCAGCAAGTGTTGCGTTTGTAAGGTTACTACCATTATCTGCTGAAACCTGTGCAACTAAATCTGTGTTCAAAGTATTAGTACCAGCTTGGTCTTTGTACAACACAACAATACTCATTTTTGTCACAGAACTAGGTGCGGTTTTAGCAACACTCAATACAGAACCAGTTGCATTTTCTATACCTTCTGTAACTACGCTTTGTGTACCATTCGCATTATTGTTACTACTAGACAGAGACATATGTTCAGAATTTATACTATAGTTAGCACCTTCTCCAAAGAAGAATGCAAACCTTCCAGCATGAGGAACATTGTTTATAGTGAAGTTGTTAACATCAGTTCTTACTGCTGTTGGGTCAGAAGAGGAAAGGTGATGAACTGTCAGTGTATCTGTGTCTGGGTTATTAACAACTCTAAATCCCATAGTTGTCCACGCATTACCAGAAGCATATGAATTAAATGCAAAATTAGCATCATTTGCGTTATAGGTAACAGAGCCGGCCGATGCAAGATTTTGATTAAGACCATAGTTAGCGTTAGTAAGACCAATTGTAGTTGCATAACCACTATTGAGATATGTTGCCATATTATCTGGTGTCAACTGTCCATAGTTAGCATCGTCAACAGATGATTTAGTTACAAATACTGGATTACCACCAACTTGTGGGTTCTTTCCAGCCGCCACACTAGTATTTGTGGTGATAAAAGCACTAAACGCTTGATAGTTTTGAGCATTAATACCACCAGTTTCTTTGGTAACATTACTGTATACATTAAAGTTAAATGGGTTTGCTAAATCGAAAAGATAGTTAACTATTCCAGCAGTATAGTTGTTAGCATTTTTGTACAAACTATCACCAGTCCAATTTTGGTTGTATAGATTGGTCGTATCCCAAGTGCTTTGTGTTGTGCCAGGGTCATTAGGAAGTAACTGAATTTGCAAATCTTTAAAGGTTCTTGAACCATAAGTGTAAGATGCAATATATTCACCAGAGGTATCTCTTTCAGCTTGTGTGAGAGTAGCGATACCAGTTGAGTCTTCAAACTGGTCAACAAATGAGTTAGGCATATTTAATAGACTTCTATTGTCTGCTCTAATCTGTTCAAACGCAACGAGAGCAAGGTCTTGTTTTACAGTAGTTAAATCTGCTGGGGGTGAATGAACTGTAACTGTGGCAGCAGGAACACTAACAGTCTTACTGGATAAATTTAAAGTTGCAGCTAGTTTTGCATCTGTTACATTTGCATTAGTAATTTTTGCAGTAGTAACAGCATTATCAGCAACCTTTGCAGTTGTGACATTTGCATCCACAATTTTTGCAGTGGTTATTGCATTGTCTTTGATACCACTTGTTCCTATTTGTGTTAATGCTGGCATTATTCTTTTCCTTTTAACATTTTTTGCAGTTCAGCGGTTGAACCAACAAACAACGCATTTGTTACATTCTTTGGTGCAGTGTTTGGAACTTCCTTTAGTTTCTTCATCTTCTCTTGAAGGTCACCAAGTTTTTCCGTTACATCTGCA